TTATCAATTTATATTTAAACGTTAAAAAAAAATAATAATATGGAATTCAAAAAGAAAAACCTAAGAGAGTCTTTAGAAATGAAGAGTAACGGTGTTAAGACTTATTCTGAAAAACCACAGAATATAATTATGACTGAGTCTCAATTAGAAAGATTAATAGAGAAGTTAAATAAGTAATTTTTATGAGTCTAAAAACAATAATAAAAAAAAATCTAAACGATTTATTCTTTATTAAGGAGGGTATTGAGGAAGGTCAACCTGATTTAAAGTATTATGCTTTTGACTGGGATGACAACATTGTTATTATGCCAACTCAAATAATGTTAAGTACTGAAGAAGGTTACGAGGTAGGTATGTCTACCGAGGACTTTGCTAAATACCGACAAAGAATAGGACAGGAACCTTTTGATTATAAAGGTGAAATTATTGTTGGTTATGCCGAAGACCCTTATAGAAATTTTGGTGTTAGTGGTGATAAAAAGTTCATTGTTGATTCACTTTTAGCAGAACCTGGTCCTTCATGGAGTGATTTTGTGGAATGTATAAACGGTGGTTCTATTTTTGCCATCATCACAGCAAGGGGTCATACACCGTCAGTTTTAAGAGAGTCAATATACAATATGATTGTGACTAACCATAATGGTATTAACGCTCAGACTCTAATAAATAATCTAAAAGAGTATCGTGATTTATCGGGAGAGGTTATGAAAGATGACCAATTATTAATTAAAGAGTATTTGGACATGTGTAAATACCATCCTGTAACTTACGGTGAGGGGTCCGCTTCTAACCCTGAAGAAGGTAAAATAAAAGCATTAAGAGAATTTATTAACTATGTTAAGTATCAAAGTCAAAAACTAGGTAAAAAAGTATCATTTACTAATGATGTAACTAACAATTTTGTACCTCAGATTGGTTTTTCTGATGACGACCCAGGTAATATTGAATCAATAAAATCATTTTTAGATAAAGAATATGAAGATGAAAGTCCAGTTAAAACTTATTTAACAAAAGGAGGAGAAAAGAAAGAAGTATAATATTCTTTAATTTTTAACTTCTAGTTAGAGATTTTACTACGAAAAAAGTAAAAGTAAAGAGAAAAAAGTTTTTAGCTGATATTTATAATTAAATAAACAAGAAATTTAAAACCAAAATACTATGGCTGATTTATTAATGAAAATGCCCGTACCGTATGAACCAAAAAGGAAAAATAGATTTATCCTTAGTTTTCCTTCTTCATTAGGTATAAATTCGTGGTACGTTGAGTCTACTTCAAGACCAAACGTACAGATAAACGCAACAGAGATTCCGTTCTTAAACACCTCAACATATGTTGCAGGTAGATTTACGTGGAATACGATTAACGTAACGTTTAGAGACCCAATCGGACCTTCAGCTTCACAAGCACTTATGGAGTGGGTTAGATTAACTGCAGAATCAGTAACAGGTCGTATGGGTTACGCGGCAGGATATAAAAAAGACCTTGACCTTGAAATGTTAGACCCAACAGGAGTTGCGGTTGAAAAGTGGATTTTACAGGGTACTTTCTTAACTGATGTTAACTTTGATAGTTTAGGATATAGTGATGATGCGTTGGCAACAATTACAGCAACATTACGTCCTGATAGATGTATTTTGGTTTACTAATACTATTGATAAAAAATCATTAAGTTATATATTTAACCATAGGGTTTATTCCCTATGGTTTTTTTTTATGTAAAATTATGGAAGATTCAAAACAATACGGACAACAAGAATTTAATTTACCACATGATGTGGTAACTCTTCCTTCGCAAGGTAAATTCTATAAAAACAAGAAAAAAAGTGTTAAAGTCGGTTATTTAACCGCACAAGATGAAAACATTTTGATTTCCGCAAGTAGAACTGACAATGTGGTTAATAAATTAGTTAAGAACAAAATTTATGAACCGGATTTAAGAGTTGAAGATTTGTTGGAGGGTGATTTGGAGGCGATTCTAATCTTCTTAAGAAACACTTCTTTCGGTCCTGACTATAATTTTGTTTTAAGAGACCCCGGTACAAACAACGAGTTTAACCATACCGTTAGATTAGATGAGTTAGATTTTAACGAAGTAGAAAACGAACCAAATAGTGAAGGATTGTTTGAGATTAAATTACCAAAAAGTGGTAATTCGGTACTTTGTAGATTACTTACTATGGGTGAAAACGAAGAGATTAATAAGTTAATGTCTAAATACCCTCCAGGTGTTGTACCTCCAACAATTACTACTAAACTTGAAAGACAAATTGTTAGTATTGATGGAAATCAAGATAGAGAACATATTGCGAAATATGTATTAAACATGCCCATAATGGATTCTAAGTTTATTAGAAAATACTTAAACGAATCCGAGCCAAGATTAAATCTTAACAGAACAGTAACCGCCCCGTCAGGAGAACAAGTGACAATAAGAGTCACATTTGGGGTGGAGTTTTTTCGGCCTTTCTTCTGAATATAGGGTAGGTCTGCTCGATGAAATCTACTATTTAGTAAAACACGCAAACTTCTCTTATAGAGATATAATGGTTATGCCGACATATGAAAGGAGGTTTTTTGTTAATAAGTTAGTTGAGGAGTTTGAAAAAAGGGCTGAACAGATAGATAAGATGAAATCTAAAAGATAAACTATTTATATAAAAAGTTTATTAAATGTTTCAAACAACACCAGGAAGTGCAGCTGCGGACGCAGGTAAAAATTTAGCGGGTTTCATTGCCGGTACTGAAAAAGCAACAGATGCGGTAGAAGGTTTAAATAGGGCGGTTAGTTTAGCGGATGCTAACGTAGGTAAAATATTAGTTAACCTTGGTAAGGCGTTAGCGAGTCCTGGTACTGTTTTACAAGAAACCGCAAAACTACAAGATTTAAGTTATAAGTTAGCGAGAGAAAGTATGGGTAATGCCCACGCCGTTGGAGATGCGTTAAACGCTACTATGGCTGAAGCCACTTATATGACCGCTGAATTTGGTATTACATTAGATGATAATTTAAATCTAATGAAACAAATTAATGAAGTGATGCAAGTAAATACTTTACTGACTTCAGAACAAATAACAGGTATGCAGGTATTAGCTAAAAACGCCGGTGTTACCTCCGCTGAGATAGCCACAATTACTGAAGGGTTTGCAACTATGGGACAAGGAACTGATTACGCCATTGAAAAGATTGGTGAAATGCAAGATATGGCTAGGTCATATGGTATTAATGTCAGTCAGTTCATGAAAGGTATTGGTCAAAATATTAAAATGTTATCTTCATACAACTTTAAGGATGGTGTTGAAGGTTTTTCTAGAATGGTTGCAAAGGCACAGGCGTTGAGGATTGATGTCGGTAAAACCTTTAGTATGGCTGAAGGATTATTAGAACCTGAAAAGGCGATAGAAACAGCCGCAGGATTTCAGATGTTAGGAGGGGCTGTTGGAGACTTAGGTGACCCATTTAAGTTGTTACATATGGCTCAAACTGATATGGAAGGTCTACAAGATTCTATTGTTGGTATGGCTGAAGGTGCTGCAGTATTTAACGAAAAAACGGGTGAATTTGATATACCTGTTACTGAAATGTATAGGTTAAGAGAAGCGGCTAAGTTAACAGGTATGGACTATCAGACGTTAGCTGAAACCGCTATTAAATCTGCCGAGAGAACCAAGAAGTTAGATATGATTGGTGGTATGGGTTATGATGAAGAAACTGCTGACTTAATTGCTAATATGGGTGAAATTAAGGGTGGTAGAGTTCAGATTGCTATGAAGGCTGAGGATGAAAACGGTCAAGAAATCATTAAGATGGTTGACGCCGCCAACTTAACAAGTACACAATTAGAACAGTTAGCGAAACAACAAAATAAGGAGAACATGTCGCAAGAGGACATTGCGAAAAGTCAATTATCCGCATTAGAAACACTAAAGGCTGCTGTTGATGGCTCAAAGGCGATGACTGTTGTTATGGGAACCAAAACCCAAGGTATTACAGACGCCATAGATAGTGCTAAAGCTTATGGTCAGACATTAAATGACGAATTAGATAAAGTTTTTAGTCCTGAAAATGTTGCAGATTATGGAAGTAGTTTAACTGCGGCAATAAAGTCTGGTTTTGACGAGGATTTAAATAAAGCCTTTACACAAAGTACTGGTCGTATGGTTGGGGAATTACTTGCTGGTTTTGAGAACGCACCCACACTAATGAAACAAAAATTAGAAGAAGAAAACGTTTTCAAGGACATGAATTTTAACGAAGCTATCGGTGAACTAATGGGTCAAATTGGTGCGGGAATAAATGGTTTAACCGAAAATATGGCACAAGGAATTATAGATACAATTGCTACTTCATTAGGTTTAAGTGATGCACAAAAAACTGTACTTGAGAACGAATTTAAGACAGTTGAAACTACTATGGATAGTTTTATGACTGTTATGAATAATGTGGCTACTTTTTTAGTTGGTCTTGGAGTTGATTCACTTGATGATTGGATTGCAGGTAGTCCAGGAACAAATCCAGGTACGGCACCACCAGCAGATGACTTTATATGGAGACCCGGCGAACCTGTACAACACTTTAATGAAGATGACCTATTAATTGGAGGGACTGACTTAATGGGTGAACAACAAAATAGAGGTTATACTGACCCTAATATGGAAGGGTTATCTAATTTAAGTAACACACTTACAAGTTTTGTATCAAATATTTTAGGTCAGAATGAGACAGAAAGTATTAACGTAGATTATAACCAAATGATTGGTCGAGTGTTAGACATTGCACAACAAAAATTAGAAACACCTGTAATACCTGAAACCACAAATTCATTTGAAAAAATAAATGAAATAGGTAAAATGGTAGAAACCGTAATGACAAACAACACGAATAACGGTGTTAATGGAGACTTAAATTTAAACGTGGGAGGTAAAATAGATTTATCGGTAGACGGAAGAAACTTACCTCAAAACATTTCATCAGAGCAATTATCAAATGAAATAGTAAATAACCCCGGTTTCACTAGTAAGTTAATGGCTATATTTACAGATAAGAATAACACTTATTCTGTTTGAAAATGAACTAATAATCTATTTATATAAAAATAGATTTAAATGCCGAGTGAATTAACATTTAGTGCTACAGAGGGTTTTAGAAAAAACTTAATAAAAAGAAATTTACCTGCGTACAATACGGGTTATAGAGGTAATGAAGTGTCAGGTCAGAAAGAATTAGTTCTTAAAGACAGACCTCCATTTAATAATCCTGATATTGAAGATTTATCTATCACAGAAAATTCACAACAATCGGCCTACATTCAAAATGCTTATGGACCTGACGGAGGATATTATGATATTGACTTAGATGACGTACACAGAAAAATAAGAATTCAAGAAGAGTATTATACCTTTATTGCGTCCACATATACTGCATTTAATCTACTAACGAGAAGAAACCCAAACGGAGATAACGGGAGTTTAAGAGAAGACTCTGATTTATCACGGTTAGCTGCTAAGTCTTTGAAAACACAATTTCAATACAGAGTTGGTGAAGAAATTAGACAACAAACATTAGGTAGAATAAATGTTTTAGATGCGTTATCTGACCCATTTGATGCGTTAGCCATAGCGACAGGTAATGAACAGTTAATAGAAAGTGATTGGAAAATATCTGTACCTGATAATGTGGTGGGTAAAGGATTAGACTTTTTAAGTAGAATATCAGGTGTATACTCACCATACTCGTGGATACCTGGTAATTACTTTAACGAAGTTATACCACAATCCAGTGTTAACCAATCAGTTGACAGTGGTGAATTTGGAGAAAGAGCGACTGTATTACCACAAGCAAATACAAAATCATCAGAACAGTTTTTATCAAATACGGGTAGAGGACAAACTAAGAGATTATTTAAGAGTTTAGAGTTAAATGTATACGCTCCTGACTATACTGATAATAGTAGGTCATTTGGATTAAAGCCACCGCCGGGAAATTACTAC